ATGACTTGGACTACGCCTTAGATAAGAAGCCTTTGACTAAGGCTATTGAGGATCTATGGACTACACCTGAGTCAGCATCAGATCAGCAGGTTGGAGGTAATCATTATACTAAGCTCAGTATACAGCCTATGACCTACTCTATGTCTAACAACTTGAATGCGTTGCAGCATACAGCTATCAAGTATGTCACTAGGTATCAAGACAAAGGCACAGCTTTGCAGGACTTAGCTAAGGCTCGTCATTGTATTGATATGATGGTTGAAGATTGGATGGAGAATCATGAGTAAGTGGCTGAAGATAGAGACAGGGTACTTGAATACTGACCATGTAGTAGTACTCCACTATCAGTCTATTGTCCTCACGACAGGGACTACAGTGGAACTACTACCTAATGAGTTCAAGGAACTAGAGAGCATGATCACTGGTATTCCTATACCTGTAGTCAAGCCTGTCCGTAAGAAGAAGAGTAAATAGTTTCCAGTGGAAACTTTATAGGGGACTTAGTTGTCCCCTTGTTATTCCCCTCTAAGATCCGCTTGTTGTTCATCACTCCTCTTGTCCATAGCCTTTTCCCTACCTCCAAGATACCAATCATATAGAATACGACCCATGACAGGCATTGTTTTCAATAGGTCATCTCCAAAGCTAGGGTCATTAATGTCTCGCTCCTCAGTAAATCCTGATACTTCTTTTATACCTGCTTCTAAAGGCCCAAGTGGAGGAGTAACTACATCTCCAATCCAACCAGACATGTCCCCTTTCTTTATGTCACCTATGGAGTACTTATTAATAAACATCAAACTAGTTAAGTTCTCTATTACTCTATCAGGTATATCTTCTGCATTAAAAGCCTCACCACTGAACACACCTTTAAGCTCATCAACAGTACCACCAGCTATTCCTATGAAGGAGGCATACTTTAGTGCTTCCTTAGTAGCTCCTAATTTATCACCACCCTTCGCTCTTTTAATAATGTTGTTATGTATTAAGGTTACCTGCTTTAATCCAAATGATTTTAAGGCGTAAGCAAGGCGACCAATGTCAGGGTTATCAGCAAATCCTTGAGGTAGTTCAAGCATTGAGATAGGCTGAGTATCTGATAACTCATGGAATCTATACAGTTCTGTATTGGCATCATCAGTACCATTCCTTAAACTATTAATTAGTTTAGTGAAATCATTACCATAAGCCTCACCATACTTCTTCTTTAACTTTGCTATACCTTTAGGAGAAGAGGCTAACCTCTTACCAGAAAGCATTGACGCTTCTAGTAGTACCTTCTTACCAAACCTATCAGAGAATCTAAAGCCACTATATTTTAATGTTCTATCTAACCACTTCCTAGTACCAGTTTGAGTCATCTCTGCTGATACATTGTTAATAAGACCTGCATCTTGTACGTATGTACTCTTAGTTTTAAACACAGCCCTGATTGTAGGGATAACCCCATGTAAGTAGGCAGATGTTCCTACGTCTTTAAGCTGAGTTATTGCTGATCTGAATTGACCAAGAGAAGACATGTATCCAATGTCCTTAATAGCAGCTAATGTTTTATTCATAGCTTTCTCGGCATTGGTAAAACGAGAATGAAGTAGTTCTTTTAATTCCCTATGAGCCTCACCCGATAGTCTGTTCTCACTAACCTCTTTACCCATGAGTTTCCATAAGTTTGAAGATTCATCATACTGACCTACTGGTAACAAATCAGTCTTACCTAGAAGTGACTGCCTCTCAAACATTTTAGTGGACTGTTGAACGTAGGTAGTCAAAGATGATATAGAATCGTCATAGAACTTAGCCAACTCAGGGGGTACTTCTTGTAATGTACGCTTACCTTCTGACCCTTTAGGAGCAATACCTTTTCTCCATCCAGTGTTAGTAGCTTTCATTACTGCTGTAGTCAAAGCCATTTCAGAAAGCTCTTGCACTGTCTTAACACCTTCTTGTGTCATGGCTGCATTGATAGCGTCATCAAGGGCAGTACCTGCTGCTTGGCTCTTGCCTCCAATAGCTAACCTAAGACCATCATAGTCTTTAACTCTACGTGGGAAGTAATTGTCTAGTGCTTTAAACTTTGCAACACCCTTACCTCTATTTGCATTAGTAAAAACTTCCATTCTTTTACCATCTTTATAGAGCATTTTTGACAGATCATCTAGTTCCTTTATACCGCCCTTATTCATTAAACTTTTTGCAGCTTTAAAGTCACCATTCAGTAGATGATATTTAATCTCATCTTTAGCCTTATTACTATATGCACCCATAGCTTTAATAAAAGGTTGTGATTGATCCATCCTAGCCTGTGTCTGACTCAGTACTCGTGACTCATACTTACGAAGCACATTCTGTATAGGCTTAGACAGTGTGCCTATACGAGAAGACATACTCTCAACATAATGAGACAACATATTTGCATCTTTGTGGGCTACTTGAATAGCAATAGCCTCAGCTTTTTTAGGCACTACAGTCCTACGATTAGTTAGCTTCTCAGCGTTAGCTATCTGCTCAGGAGTTAATTTTAAATGATCTTGTGCATTGGCCTTAGCCTGTGCCACAGTAATATTACTATACCCACCTTGTGCTGTAGCTATCTCATGACTGATTTGATTTTCATAATCATCAAGTGCTTTGTTAGACTTTTCAATTTGCTTAGGTAGTCTTGCTTTTGTAATGACTTGGCCTGTTTTTACTATACCATAACCAAGGACTGGAGCTGCTATGCCAGAAATAATGGCATGTCCTCCTGCCTCTACTACATCTACTTCCCCTTTCTTTTGAAACTGATCAGCAGCACTCCAAGAAAAACCAAGAGCACCTGCAATCTTCATCATAGCTGTATAAGTTGCACCTACAGGGAGTAAGGTAGTAGGGTCAAATAGAGAACCAACTACCCTGCCAAACGTACTACCCTCTTGGTTGGGATACAGTCTTTCAATCTCTGCTGCCCTTACCTCATTAATTCTTACGCGCCTTTCATCAAAGGTTAGATCAGCAAAGTCGTCCCCATACAGATCATCTTTTGTCTTAATGTTTAAATCAAAATTACCATCATCATCTTCCCACCTAAACTGACCAGACATTGCTTGACCACTATCCTCACCAGTACCTGCTATCCATATGTCAGATAGGTTCTGAGTGAAGCTATTGCTCTCAACAAATCCTCTAGCAAAGGTAGTCTCTTTACCTGATTCAGTAGAAGCTTCTTCAGTAGGTTGCTGAACAGGTGTACCAGACTGTAAGAGATAAGCAGCGTCTAGTTCTTCCTTTGTACGAGTAGTAGATTGTTGAACAGGTTGCTGAACAGGTTGCTGAACAGGTTGCTGAACAGGTTGCTGAACAGGTTGCTGAACAGACTGTTGTGCAGAATAAGCAGCGTCTAATTCTTCCTTTGTACGAGTAGCCATTATATGTACCTTAATTTGCTTTGTATATTCTAGCCGCGCTATCATTAGGATCAACCCAGTAGCCATGCGATAACTTATAATGTGATGGTGGTACATTATCAGGGTTATATAATCTATTTTCCATTACATCACCAATGAGTGGGATATTTACTCCACCCTCTTTATAAACTCCAGCACCTACCATTTCCGTAGCTGTTTTAAATGCTTGATCATAAGGAACTTTGCCTGTACCTGTATTAAGATCCTCAGCAATTGCTATTATCTTACGACCTACTAAGTCTTCGTCAGAATCACTGAGTATAGAATCAGTTGCATTACGTATCCATCCAACATTCTTCATATAATTCTTTGCACCATCTAACTTAAAAACTGAGCCAGCATCTCCTACCTTACTGTCAGATGCTAGTGGCCTTACAGGAGCTACCAAAGGAAGAGTTCCAGCAGGTGCGTTAATCCTTCCCTCTGGTGTATCAATCATAAGAGCACCATCAACAGTTAGTCCCCATACTTCCTTACCAGCTTTACCATCTACAGAAGGTAGTACATAAGTCTTTGCATTTGCATAGGTTGGCTTAACTGCAGCCACAGGACGAGGCTCTGCTGACACCATACTACTAGCCCTTGAGTACAAGTCCATAGCTGTAGCATAATCACCAGCTTGCATCAACTTACTAGCCGCATCTCGCATACCCTCTGGAGTAGTTAAGTCAGCACCCTCTAAGCTCTCCTGTACACCCTCTGCTTGTGCCATCTCTGGTGTCTGTAGACCAAGGGCAGAGTTAACACTTTGTCCCATGAGCGCACCACCAGCAGCACCAGCAGCAAAGAAAGGATTCATTGCAGAAGCTTGTGTCACTGCATCATTAGTCCTTTGCTGTTGTAAAGCATTAGGATTTAAACCAAATAAACTCATTACATCACTAGCCATAATATTCTCCTAGTAGTTCCGTCCAGTGTAGTTAGCACCCATGCCTTGATTACTTGTTAGGTAAGGCGTAGGAGTGTATCCATTGTTTGAATAACCACCCATAGAAGGATGTCCACCACCTCTACTCATGTTACCAGCATAAGCATTGACTACATCTGAGTCACTTACAGGGTTAAGCATACCACCTATCTTATCCCAACCAATATTACCTAGTGCATTACCAATACCTGTGTACTTACCAGCTTGTGCTAGACCTTGGTTCTGCCTAGACTCTGCACCACCGCCCATACCAGAGACTAAGTTATTACCAGCAGAATTATTAGCTTGTGATCGCTGTGCTCCTAACATACCAGCTAGTTGTTGTTGATCCATTCCTGCTGCATCAAGACCCATAGACTGATTGAACATACTATTACCAATATTAATATCCATCTGCCTTTGCTGCTGTGCTTGTTGCTGTGCATTGTAACGATCTGCTGAGTCTTGTTGTGCAAATGCCTGAGCAAATCCAGTACCATCAGGGGACATCATGCCACCACCAGTAAACCCTAGAGCATCTCCACTAGACATTAGACCAGTTCGACCAGAGCCAAACATAGAACCACCTAGTGCTAGTGCTTCAGCATTACGACTACCAGCACCCATCTCACGCTGTTGGTTGTAGAACTGATTAGCTAGTTGACCATAGTCACCACCAGCAGCAGTGTAGGCTTGTTGTCCTAGTCCCTGCATTTGATTCTGTGCTTGTTGGTATCGAGGGTCTAACGAGAAACTAGCTTGACCATTGTTAAACTGAGTAGAGCCTAGCCCAGAGGTAACACCATATGGTTTATATGTACCTCCTTCGTATGCTTTGTTAGCTGCATCTATCTGCATCTGAGAAGCTTGTTGAGCACCTTGTGATGCTGCATTAGCTCCCTTGTTACCTAATAACCCACCTATTAATGATGGTGCTACTGCTGCTGCGATCTGTGCCCACATTATGATGCCCTCTTCCAAATGTATACTACGATGAATGGCTGCATGATGTCATGCGTATGCACTGCTCCACCGCCTGTGTTAGCTGTATTAATTGTAATGGTTGTTCCTCCACTTTGCCCTGTGATAGCCTCTTGAAAATTGTAAGTTGAACCTTGCATACCCCGTTGAGTTATTGAGTGACTATGCGCTGGTATTTGTGCTGTCGTTAAAGCATGTGAGTCAGTTGTTGCACCACCAGTATCACCAGCAGTATACCCACCACCAGCACCTAACATAACTCGACCAGCACCAAAGGCTGTCCATACACCTACACCAAGCAAGGTAGCAGGGTTAGTTGCTACTACTGATGTGTATACAGAACCTACAGGGTATGCTAAAGCATTAATAGTAGCCGCAGTTAAGGATGGTAGTGCTGCTATAGCAGAAGTTGCATAAGCTGTTGTAGCTATCTGTGTACTGTTAGTACCTGCTGACGCAGTTGGAGCAGTAGGTACACCTGTCAGTGTGGTATTGTTTGAGTTAGCCTTAGTAGCTATTGCTGTAGCTAAGGAATTAAATTCATCATCTATCTCTGCACCTTTAACACGCTTGAGAGCATTACCTGCTGACAAGCTGTCTTTAGTTGCAAAGTTTGTGGACTTTGTATAGTTACTCATTATATGACCCTGCCTGTTTTAATATATAAATCAAATTTCTGAATAGAAACTTCATTGCCACTAATCTCTGTTTCAAAACCTAATTGAACTACTGAGCCAGTACCTCCAATAGATAGTTTAACTCGGTCAGTACCACCACCACCTGTATACTCAGCAATGTTATACTCACCAACATTGTATTCAGATAGAGCAGTCTGTTTAACTGTGGCGTTATAAGACCTGTACTCATCTGAGTAGTCAATACCAGCCTTAACTGTAAACGCCTGACCAGAACCACCTATCAACGTGATGCCTACACTCTTCAGTATCTTAACTGTAGTGGGCTGCTCAAAGTCAAAGTAGTTTGTGTAGTAGAGCATACGATATGTTTCGTCATCATCAAGATAACCACTGTACTCAGCTATGCCTGTAGTTTGACCAAACAATAATCGTCCATCAGTAGTGCTTATCATTCCCCTGTGAGATAAACCTGCCCATCGAGTAGTTCTTGCTGCTCCATTCTCTAGCTTTCCTCGCATATCAAAGCAGTAGATCTGCTCACTAGTAGGGAAGCTTAATAAATAGAAAGCATGTTCTGGAGAGTATACACTCTTAATATTCTCAACAGGTTCTGTAGCTTCTAGTGCTGTAATCTCATCACGAACATTAACAGACAAGTCACCAATAGGAGTAGACTTCTCTTGAATGACTCGACTCAAAGAACGTAGACCTGAGTTAGATAAAAATAGAATATCAGAGCCAGTGTTCTGCACTGAGTCACGAGCAACACATCCTACACCATGTATAACTTCTACTAGTCTTAAATCTGTAGGTACTAAGTAGCTTTGATTATTACTTGTGTCTGAGTCCTGATAAATAATAATAGAGTT